ATATTTATACTGAAGGTAATGCTAATTAGTGTATTCGTACTATCGGCATTTTGCCTGACTTGTTCCATGATATACCTTGTAGCAGGGAAGCAGGAAGACGGACGTAGCCCTATCGCGTTGTTTTTGGGGTCTGTCGTAAGCACTGTCGCGTTTTTCGGAACACTGGCGATACTTGTATACTTGCCATGAAAAACACGCGCAAAATCGCTATACCGACGCGCAGAGCGAGCGCACGCCAGG